GCTTGCGGCACTCATCCCCGCCGTTGGCGCGGCCCTCGCGCTCCAGGGCGTCGGCGCTCTTGGCCCGCAGCGCCCTGGCCCCACGGCGGGCCATGCGTTCCAGGATGCTGTCGTCTGGCGCGACAGGCACCACGATCAGGTCGTCGTAGTTGCTGGCGTCGATGTAGATGAGCCAGCCGGTCTTGATCTGGATACCCTTGGGGAGCCTGTGCCGCTTCAGGAGTGCCATCGCAATCCTGAACTGGTCGATATGGTCACCCTTCGGGAGCCGTCCTTTGTTCGTCCTGGGGTCGATGCTCTTAACCTCAATCGGCTCCCATTCGCGTGGGTACTCCAGCACCCCGTCACCCGTGGCCGACAGCATCAGTTCGTCGTCCTGGACGCTCTCTTGGTCGTCCCCGGCCATAATCAGGGGGACGTTGGCGCGGCGCAGCATGTCTACGACGTAGCCCTCTGCGGACACGCCCCGGCGAGCGTAGCCCCAACTCTGCGGCTCGCCGTGTTCCGGCTGGTGCTTGTCATACCAGACCCGGCGCAGGCATGACCCGCTCTCTGAACTGTTGAAGTATTTGGAGCGGTCGAAGCCAAACGCCGCCTTGCGTTCGTCGTCCGCGATCTGCGCCCCGGCCATGATTAGGCTTTTGATGTCTGTCTGCATGGGTTCAACCTCCAATCAGTGACTTATAGCGTCTGACGCGCTGTTCGTAAAGGGCCGAGCGAGCCATGTTAGTATACGGCTCCATCCTGATGCGTTCGGCCCACATATGCGCCACATGAAGACGGCGGGCAGCTTCGCGCTGCTTGCGGCTCAAGATACGCATTGCCGCCTTCATGTGGACGAAGGGGTGACGCCTCATGACCTGGGCCAGCCGTATTTGTTCAGTTGGACGCCCCGAATTATAACCTCGCGATTGCGCGGGCCTTTTGCTGCGGGGTCCATGCAGGCGAAGGCGGCGGTCTTGTGTCCCTTCGCTTCCCAGAACTTATTGATGCGCTTTGCCAGCCTCTCCGAAGCGACAAGGCTGCGGCAGAAATCTACCTGGGTCATCTGGTTACTCCTTTCAGGATTATGTCGCTGTCACCGATAGTCAGCGACGTGGGGCGCTCCCTGTTCCATTCTGGGGAGCGGTCGCGGGGATGGGTGAACGCACAGCCGCCGATAGGACACGGCAGGGTGCTGGGGTCTGGCTTGCCTTCAGGGCTGTACAGGTTGATGCCGCACTTGGGACACTCACCCTCCCTGTAGGGGGTGGTGATGGCGCGTTCAGCTTCGGCCCAGTCCCCTCTAGAGGCGTGTCCCATAGCCCTGGACATGACGGCTTGCAGTTCCTTGGCTGGCAGGCCACGCAGCCCTGCGGCCTTCTGCAACAGCCGCACGGTGTTGTTCTTCATTCGCAGGGCGTCCTTCTCAGCCCGATTGCGCTGGTTGGACGCGATGGCTTCGGCCCGCTCTGCGGCGTTGCGCTCATGCGTCGCCTTACGGATTTTCAGTTCGACGCTTTCGATCAACCGCACCAGCGGGCGAACGCCCAGCTTGATGCGTTCGCGCCGCAGTTCTCTCTTTTCCTCTGGGGTCACTGGCTTGTCTCCTGTCGGTTCACCCGCTCATGCTCGCGGGCCTTGGTTGCGCTGATGCGGGACATAGCCCTGTCCAGCTTGGTATCGCTCTGGAACACGTCAACGTGGACGTGGTCGGCTTGCTGGCCGAGGCGCAGCAATCTTGCGCGGAATTGATCCATGATGGACGGCGACCAATCCTGCTCGATTTCTATGATTTTGTGACCGCCGCCCTGGAGGTTCAAGCTGGTTCCACAGGCGGCGATTTGTCCAATCAGGATGTCCAGCTTGCCGCTGTTGAACTTGTCCTGCGCTTCGTCCCTGTCTTTGCCTTTGGTGCGCCCGTCGATAACGGCGACGCGGTAGCCGCTCAGAGCCTGCATCAGTCCATCGATGACATCCCGGTGCCACACACCGACGAAGTACGGGCCGGTGCCAGCCTGGAGCCGGTCAATAATTTCCTCTGCCGCGAACTTGACTTTGGCGGCACCAAGGCGGCGGCGCATGGCGGCGAGGTTTTCGTCCTTGCGGGCGACGGCTTGCTGGATGTCGGCCATCGTGCGCTTCTCCAGCGCCTTCAGGTCCGCCTTCAACTGGGCGTCCGTGTCGAGCCTGACGGTCAGGTGGCTGACGGTCAGCGGCGGCATCTGCGCCCAAACTTCCTTCAGTTCGCGGCGCACGGCGACGGGGTTGTCGCCGCCATACATCATCTCCCTCAATTCGTCAGTATTGCGGTTGCCGACAACGACGGTGGTGGGGACACGCTGCCTCGCGCTGAATGTTTTGCGCTGCGTGATGCAGTAGCGCAGCATGAAGCGGTCGAGGCCGCAGCCACCCGCCTTCTCCTTCAGCGCCTGCGGGTTCGCTCTGACCAAAAAGCTGTACAGGTCATCGTTCCACCGGGTCTGTGGGGTGCCTGTCAGCATCCAAGCGTGATCGACGCAGTCCACCAGCCCCTTGCCGTCCGTGTGATTTTTCCGGCCAAGCAGCATCTTGGTCCGCTTCGCGCCCACGGATTTTAGCGCATGGCTTTCGTCGCAGATCAATACCTTGGCCCCGAGCCGCTTGAGTTCGGCTACGCGGCTGACGGCTATCTGGTAGGACAGAACGTAGAAGGTGGCCGAGGGGTCCAACTTCATCTTGCTGGTCTTGACGACCTGGGCGATGCGGCTGGTATGCTCTTCCAAGTTCTCAGCCCACATGGTCAGGCTGATGGGAGGGCCGACGACGATGGCCTTGTCGTCTTCATCCATGACAAGGCGGCAGGCTTCGGCTCCGGTCAGGGTCTTGCCGCTGCCCATGCCGGAAAAGTTTCCGGCGAACTTGCGGGCGGCGAGAAAGGCGGCGTCTTCGATCTGGTGTGGCAGTAGTTTCATAGGTTCAACCTCCAAGGAAGCCGAACCGTAACCCCAATCAGTTGCTGATGTCAACAGAAAAACTTCGTCAGTCGCTGATCTTTTTCCGTTGACATCAGTCACTGATCGTGAGACACTCTAGTCATCGAAACGACGCAACCCACCAGGAGCAAGAACATGATGACCACCGCCGAGATGAAAGCCACCGCCGCCGCCGAGAAAATCAGCCGCGCCTTCTGCAGCAGCTACGGCCTGAAGGGCTTTGACGACGGCGACCAGATCGTCGTCACCAACGGGCCTATCCACTACATCTTCACCATCGACGGCCAGGACGTGAAGTCCGCCAACGTGACCGACGAGCACTGCACCTGGACCGCCGCCCACTACGTCGCCCGCACGTTCGCCAAAACGCTCCCCAACGCCTGGTAGGCGACCCCGCCAGGCCGACCAGGCCCGCTGCCCTTCGGGGCGCGGGCCTTCGGCAGTAGTAATGGTAAAAACAGTGGCCCCAGATGCGGGGCGTTAATTCCATAGGAGCGAAACCATGAAGCTAGAATATGATACCGGCGAGCCGACCCCTGAAGGTGCCGCCATCCTGACGTTCATCGCTAAGCACTTCGACGTAATTCCGGCCAGCGAATTTGGCGAAGCGGCCCTTGAGCCGTTCGGACAGCACGGGCGCTCTGCCCTGCCGCTGGCCGAGTTCGCCCTGCCTCTGGTGACTTACGATGACTGAAAAGACAATGACCGTGTGGCGCGTCAGCGGGGACTTTTCCACGGTGACGATGGAGGGCGTCGATGACGCGGGGCGGCAGGAAGCCATGCACTGGGACGCCGACTGCTACCAGATGTTTCTCGACGGCAACCGCGACCTGACCCTGCCCTTTCGCATGGAAGCCAAACGCGACGAAGAGTTTGGCTGGGTAGCCCGATTGCTGCCGCCGCTCAATTGACACCTGCCGCCGACCGCCATATGGTCGGTGGTTCCGTTTTTGGAGGTTGAAGAATGGAACGTGACGAATTAATCAAGGCCGCGCTGGCGGTAGCCAAGACCGGCCTTCCCGTGTTCCCCACAACAGGAAAACGCCCAGCCTGGAGCAACAGCGCCGCCGCCAAAGCCCTGGACCGGGAGATTGGCAGGGGCGAGGGCGGCTACAAGCTAGCCACCACGAAGCCCGCCGAAATCCAAATACTGTTTGAGCGCGGCACCGAAATCGCGGTGCCTATGGGTTCGATGTCGGGCATGATCTGCATCGACGTGGACGCCTACAAGAACGAGGAGCTGACGGCCTGGATGCAGGCCAACGTCGAGTGGCTGCGCCACGCCAGGATGCACACCACCAGATCGCACGGTTACCACTTTTTCTTTCGTCACCGCGACGACGTGCGGTGGCCCGCCACGCTGCGGGAGGGCGTGGACATCAAATCTGAGGGCGGCTATGTGTGCTGGCCCCCCACGGAGGGATACACACTCCACACCGCCGTCGTGGGTGACGTGACAGCCTTCCCCCTGGACGTGCTGCGGCAGGCCATGAAGGACAAGGGCGGCACCGGAGCCGTCAGCGTGGGCGAGAGCGCGGCGGGCGTGGCAGACGACGAATTGCTGCGCCGCGTGTTGAGCGCCGAGGAGCTATACCCCGCGCTGCGGGCGCTGGCCTTCCGCCTGACAGGCGAGGGCAGCGACATCGACGCGGAGCGGGCCGTCGAAATACTTGAGGGTATGATGGCCGACAGCGTGGCCGCTGACCCCGGCCACGACCGGCACGACGACTGGCTGGAGCGCAGGACCAAGATACCGGAGCTAGTCGAGAGCGCGGTCGCCAAGCACACCGACCCGCCCGTGTCCGCCGAGGCCGTGGCTGCGATGGAACACGCCAGCCGCTTCTTCGCGGAGCGCATCCGCCCTATCGGTCCCCAGCGGGAAACCGTGGCCGCTGACATAGAACAGCGGCTGGAAGCCGACCCTGATGGGGACGACGAAGACGACGGCTTCACGCTGTACAGCATCGACGGCTTGATGGACACGAAGCTGCCGCCCATCCAGTGGGTCATCCCTGGCATGATCCCGGCAGCTTCGACGGTTTCTCTGGGCGGCTCCAGCAACGTAGGCAAGACCAGATGGCTGGCCGGGCTGGCCGTGGCCCTGGCGGTGGGCGACACGGAGCGCATGGGACTGCCCCAGGTGGTCGAGCCGGTCACGGTTCTCTGGGTGGCTAACGAAGAGCGCCGGGACGACATCGCTCGCCGCTTGAAATCCTGCGGCCTTCAGCACGGCGACAGCGGCAGCTTGCCCATCATCGTCAGGGGCAAGGACGACGGCATGATGCGGCTGGTCGCCATCAATGAGGCGGGCAACCCGGAGATCGATGAGAAGGCGGTCGCGGCCATCGTGAGGGCTGCACGACGGCACCGGGCCAAGGTCATCATTCTGGACCCCTACATCACGCTGTCGGATGCGATGGATGAAAACAGCGCCACCAGTGCCGCCATGCTGACGAAGGCGTTTATCCTTATCTCCACGATGACCGGCGCGGCGGTCCTACACGCCCACCACACACCCAAGAACAGGCAGCTTGATGCGGACTGGTATCGGGGCGACAGCGGCGCTTGGCGAGGCTCTGGGGCCATCTACAGCGCCCTTGACTGCGCCTACACCCTGGCGCACTGGATGCCCCGCAACAAGGATGAGCGGGCGAACTGGAAAGCCAAGTTTCTTGAGGAGCGCCTGTCTCGCTGGATCGTTCTGGACACGGGCAAAATGCGTGAGGGCGAGCCTCTTCGGCCCATCTATTACGAGCTAGTCGGGCAGGAAATGGAAAGTGGCGAGGG